CGATTTTGCATTGCTGAAATGCAACTCCGAATTCGCAAGGAATGTAACTCCTATCCCGTTGGCCGATCGCTATCCCGCAACCGACGGAGGTGTCACCACGTATGGTTGCCCACGCTGCGAGTGGCCATCGATGCAGGTTCTGAAACTCAATCGCGCCGAAGGACAAATCCTAACTTGGAAGCCTGAGGCCATCGGAGGACGCTCCGGCTCCAGCCTCATCGATAACACGGAGGAAGGTCCGAGGGTTGTTGGGCTATTAACATGGGGGGGCGGTGGTGAAGGTCTTGGCCAATCGACTCCTTTCCTCCTCAGCGCGATGCGAGGCAAGCTTCCCGCAACCCTTGAGGGCTTACCTGACGGCGTACGGGAAGTGAGTTTCCAAGAGGATGAACTCGGGGGACTGGTACAAGTACCATCGACGACTCTTGGCGAGCCTCTGATTTCGCCCTTGAGTCTCTTAGCTCAAACGACGGTTCAGGATGACACCCTCGATTCGATTGTGGAGCGACCTAGGCTGAGACCCGCGCCTCAGCATCCTGGCGATTTGGAGCCAACACCCGGACTGTTGCGCCCCAATCCATCGTGGTCGAGCAGTGGGATCGTTGCCACCTCTGCCGCATCAAGTGTTCTTTTGATTTTGGGTCTACAGTATGGATTGCCACTGGTCCTTCAAGCGATTCGCAATGCAAGGAAATCAAAAGGAAAAACGGTGCTCAATGATCAGCAGTTCCAGCAATTGATCGATCAGTACCAACAGATCGTGAAACTCATGGAACAGAACGGCAAATCCCCTCCGAACATCAAAACATAGGGATGTGACCGATGGCCGATATGCTGCGCTCTGGCCAAGAGTGGCTAGCCAATCAGCTCAAGTCCTATGCATCGAGAGTCATCGTCTACCAACGAGGAACCAACCAAATCACACTCTCGGCCGTTATCGGACGAACGTCGCTGAAACTCGACGATGGTTACGGTGGTGTTCGGATGGAATGGACCGATCGTGATTTTCTCATTGCGCCCAAGGATCTTCTGATTGCGGGGGCGCAGGTGACTCCGGAACGTGGCGACATGATCCGTGAATCCGAGGGAAACAATGTCTTTATCTATGAAGTTATGGTTCCAGGGAGCGAACCTCCCTGGCGCTGGTCTGATCCCCATCGACAACTTTTCCGGGTACACACCAAACAAATCGGAGTCGCTTGATGCCTGCGTGTATTGTTGCCATCGCCGAAGCGGTGACTGCAGAGTTGAACGGGAACGCATTCGGGCAACCCTTCACAGCGCAGAGACTCTATCTTCCAACCTTCGATTTGCAATCGATGTCGGAATTGAAGGTGACCGTTGTCCCCAAGGGAATCACAAGTGCTTCCTTGGACCGCTCACGCGACAGTTTCGATTACCAAATCGATGTGGCAATCCAAAAGAAGGTTCCCAGCCAAGTTGAATCCATCGATTCGCTGATGCTCCTCGTTGAAGCGATTGGAGATCACTTTCGGACAAACCCACTTTCAAGTTTCCCGGGCGCTCGCTGTGTGAATGTCGAAAACACCCCAGTGTATGCACCTGACCATCTGCAGGAACTTCGCCAATTCACGAGTGTCATTACTCTGACCTTCCGCCTTTGGAGATAAGCAATGACCACGGGAGACGTTGGTCCATTCCGAATGCAATTCACCAGTTCCCGAGGTGTCACTCGCGACATTCCAGGCCTGGATGAACTGGACGACATGTTCAAGGTGAAATCGATCCAGAAAAAGTTTCGTGATTCATGGACTCGGCCACTCACGGATTTGTGGGACGTAACCATCAGTGGTGGTTCAACAGCCAGCGTTTCTGGTGGCGTTTTGACGATCGGCTCCGGCACTGTGGTTGGGGGCTATGTTGAGTTGCTCACCAAGGAAACGTTCACGATTCCGTTTCGAGCGATGATCGCGGTGCAATCGGGCGCGACTCGGCAAGCCAACACCCATCATATTATCGAAGCTGTCTCGGTCGATCCTGTCACTGGGGTTCCCGATGGCAAGCACAGCTTGTATGTGGATATTGGTGGGGCTGCCAACACAACTGTGACGAACATGGTCTATAGCGTCCAGAACGGTGGCTTGGTTCCGGTCGCTTCGGCGGCATCAGCGATCGTATCGACAGCGACCTATTCGATTCTCGAACTCGAACCGTTCTCGGACGAATGCTATTTCCACTCCCGAGCGATGGATTCTACCGGTGGTCGCTCAAATTCCTACGTGCGCCATCAACAGATCCCCGATCCCACGGCACTCTACAAGATCCGCATTCGCTCGATGAATCACCAAGCATTCCGAGCGGTATCGAATGCTGTCGCTGGTCCGGGTAACGTCATTCGCCTGACCTCGACGGCCCACGGATACACGGGCACACCAACGATTTGGGTGGAACATCTCAATGGAGTCACTAATAACGGAGCCCCGGTCCGTGGTAATTACTCGGCGACGGTGATTGATGCCAATACACTCGATCTAACGGGTACCGTTTTCGGAGGTGCCTATGTTGTAGGATCTGGCCAAGTTGCCCTCGCAGCCGCGCCGGCCGCCAACATCAATCTCCAATCCCAATTCATCAATTGCCAAGATTATGCGGAACTTACCGCGGAAATCACTGCCGGTCGCGGCCAAACAGTTATCGGGCAAGGTCTTGGCGTGATTCTCACGGGGGCGACTGCAGCCACCACCAACATCGGTACTGTGACAGCCAATGTTGCCGGCCAGGCTGCACATGATGCTGTGGTTGCCGGCAACCCCGTTCGTATGGCGGCTCGCGCTCTCACGGCAGCGTACACGAGCGTCGCTACTGGAGATGTAGCGGATGTGGTTTCGACTCTTCAAGGTGTGCTCGTCACGCGACCTTGGCAGATTCCAGAACTCGAATGGTCCTATGTGTCGCTGACCGGGGGAGTGATCAATACCACCGATGTTGCCCTGGTTGCAGCCGCCGGTGCAGGACTCCGTCGCTACATATGTTCCATGCAGTTATCGAATAACTCAGCGGTCGCCACAGAAATCGTGCTCAAGGATGGTGCGACCGTTATCTGGCGAGGCCATTTGCCGGCCAATGCGCCGATGTCGGAGATCATCTTTGAAAACCCACTCAAGACTACTGCCGCAACGGCGCTGAACTTTGCGTGCATCACCACAGGGGCTGCGGTTTATGTCAACGCACAAGGATTCACCGCACCGTAAACACAACTATGATCGCCGTCAAAATAACTACCAAAAACTCAATCGACAAGGTCAAGAGTAAAGCCCAGCAAGGCAACTTCAAAAGCCTTGGGCATGCAGCAGCTGCGATTCGATTGGTAGCTCGTCGTTCGATACGCAAACGCCAAACAGCCGCTATGCCCGGCACTCCCCCCAATACACGTCGTGGCCAACTCAAGCGTTCGATCATGTACGCATTGGATAAACATCGTGGTGTCGCCCTCATCGGACCCGATTTCGATGTGGTGGGGGCTTCCGGCAAAGCCCATGAGTTTGGGGGCAGATTTCGGCGCGAGCGTTACCCCAAACGACCGTTCATGGGTCCAGCCTTAGAAAAAGTCAAAGACCGTCTGCCACCCATGTGGGCAGGCAGCATTCGATAAGGAGAAACAGGAATGCCCGCCAAACTTGGACTCGATGCAAAGCTCTATCGTAATACGGGAACCTTTGCGACGCCGGTGTGGGACATCATCGGGAACGTGCGAGATCTGACTCTGAACCTGGAAACAGGGGAGGCGGATGTTTCCACGCGATCTAACAACGGCTGGCGAGCCACAGTCGGTACTCTCAAGGATGCATCGCTGGAGTTTGAGATGGTGTGGGACACCACGGATACCGATTTTACAGCGATTCGGGATGCGTTCCTGAACAACACTACGATTGAATTTGCGGCCATGGATGGGCTCATCACGGGGGCGGGAAGCAGTGGATCGCAGGGGCTTCGCGCAACCTTCCGCATCGCGAGTTTTTCGCGCAATGAAGCCCTCGAGGAAGCGATCACCGTTTCGGTCACTGCCAAGCCAACCTATGCCTTGAATCCCCCCAGCTGGATGACTGTCGCCTAACGAGATTCGTGGCCGCTTGTTTTCTGAGGATTTAGAAAATGCACAGTTTTGTGGATAACTCCCGACGGACCTGGGAAGTCGCGATCAACGTCGCTGCCGTCAAACGGATTCGTGGTTTGCTGGGGATCGATCTCTACGCATTGGTCGACGACGGATTCAAATCCCTTTCAAAGCTTGTCTCCGATCCGGTGACTCTTGCTGATGTACTGTACTGCTTGTGCAAGGACCAAGCAGAAACGCAATCGATCACCGATGAGGATTTCGGTCGTAGCTTGGCCGGTGATGTGATCACCCATGCGGCCGATGCATTCGTGGAGGAACTGATCGATTTTTTCCCCGATGCCCGTGCCAGGGGGAGCCTCCGCAAGGCGATCGAAGCGGGGAAAGCGGTGCGGGAGAAGGTACTCAATCACGCGGAGAAAATCCTCGATTCGATCGACCCCGAAACCGAAGCGCAGAAGTGGATCAAATCGTCTGGCACTTGGCCGGCGTCCTCAGCATCGACCCAGGACCATTTACCCTCCGAGAGCTAATTGCCATGGGGGAGGCGCGAAGCCAAGTCCTCTGGAATCACACCTCCAGCGTGCTGGCGATGCTTGCCAACATCCATCGGGATGCTAAACGCTCGAAAGTCTACCACCCCTCGGATTTTACTCCGCATTCGAAGAAAAGAATCCAACCTCGCACGATGGTTGGAATCGAAACCCTCAAACATGTCTTCATGGATCGGCAAAGGGATATTCAATAGCCATGGCTTCTAGTTCCAGCATCAAAGCCGGTGCAGCCTACATCGAACTCTACACCAAAGACTCCCGTCTGGTGAAGGGGCTCAACGATGCAGCGAAGCGTCTGGATGCCTTTGGAAAGAGTCTCCAGGGGATTGGGACCAAGATGGCCATGCTCGGTGCGGGAATGGTTACCCCACTTGCCGGTGCTGCCAAAGTCTTTGCCGACATGGGGAGCGACATGGTCGACATGAGCCAGCGCACAGGAGTGTCGGTCGAAGCCCTTTCGGAGCTTGGGTTCGCCGCAGAGCAATCGGGCGCCGATCTCGATACGCTCGAGGGCTCGCTCAAGAAGATGCAAAAAATGCTCGTGGAAGCAGCTTCCGGATCGCAGTCAGCGCAAGAAACACTCGCTTCCCTGGGGTTAAGTGTTGCGCAACTTTCCAAGCTATCACCCGACGAGCAATTCAAATTGATCGCCGATCGGATGTCCCAAATCCAAAATCCAGCCATGAAGACCGCAATGGCCATGGCAGTCTTTGGGAAGTCAGGGACACAACTGCTTCCGATGCTCCAAGGTGGTGCCAAGGGAATCGAAGAGTTGCAACAACAGGCTCGCGCACTTGGTCTTACCATGGCAACCGAGGATGCCCAAGCGGCAGAGGCCTTTGGCGATCGAATCGATGTCTTGTGGAAAGTA